AAATAGAATATACTACTGGAACATCTTATACAGTCACTGGCACCAACATTAATATACCAGGAACTCCTGCTCCTGGTATGAATTACACAATTCAAACTCAAGGTGCTCCATTCCAATTTAGTGAGACATATCTGACTCCTGGAGTGGCAAAGGAAACATGGATAGATCGCAAAACTACCGAAGATTCAGTAACAAACTCAATATCGGTCTTTACACAGTAACAGGAATATTATTATTAGCACTTGCAGATTCCACAAGAAGTAAAGCACAACAAGCACCAAGTAATACGAATATTGCAGGTCCAAGTGCTTCAGCAACAGGTAGTGTTGTGAATCAGGCAGTTCAGGTGCTTCAAGGTCCTTATGCCTTGAATACATTTGGTAATGGAGTTTCATGTCAGGGTCCTACAATGAGTGTTGCTCCATTTGCTTTGGGAAGTTTCAATGGAAATCAAGACCCAACATCATACCAATCTCATAGTGGAAACTTTGGAGTAAGTTTGGGTTTTAATTTTCCTCTAGATGGTTCATTACAAGAACTTTGTAAGGCAAGAGCTCGTGTAGAAATTTCAAGACAACAAGCAGAATCGGATAAGGCAAGACTTGACTTTGAACTTGTGAGACTTTTGAAGTGTGGTGAAGCATTAAAGAATGGAATTTCATTTCATCCACAAAGTCCCTATGCAAAAATTTGTGCTGATATTATTGTGAAGTATCCAAGAGTACAGGATGTAGCAAATGGAAATAAAACCAATAAAAATTAATTCTTCTAGGATTGATGCTCCATCAATTATTCCAACAATAGAACCTCCCGTAATTAGGAAAGCAGAACGATCTGTGATACCAAGTGTTGATATGCCAATTATTAATATGCCAGATACCACTATAAAGTATCCAGTGATCGATGTTCCAACTCAAGAAGAGTTTGATGCTGCCGTAAGAGCAGAGCAAAAAAAGAAAGAAGAAGAAAAAGAAGAAAAATCCAGAGGACTTCCAGATACTACCCCTACCCCTCAACTGCCCCCAGTTGTTCAAACCCCCCCAGATGATCGGAAATATTCCGATCAACCAATACAAACTAGTAATTTAGGAGTACCCGTCATTGAAGTACCAATCATCGGGGAAGTTCCAGTTCCTCCGAAAGAACAGGTTATGCTTGCTGGCACCACTGCTACTGCTTCTGTTGCTGCGGCTATTGTTGGCAAATCTTTGGTGGAATGGATGGTAGGTAAAATGAAACCTATTGTTCAGCAGATATTCATAAGGGGTAAGAAACTCTTGAATAGAGATCTTACTCCTTATGAACTTCAGGTTTATTTTGCTTTTGAAAAAACTTCTTCTATGAAAAAAGTCAATAAGTTACTCAAAAAAGAAGGGAAGAACGAAAAGAAAGAACAATATAAGAAGTTTCACTCAAAGTAATTATTTTGATTTATTCTTTATTTTAAATGCAACATCACCAAGAAAAGAACCTACAGCAAGTACAAGAACTTTAGTATAAGCATCTCTACTAGCATTATCAAGTTCCACTTGTCCTTCTGTGCGAATCGCAACAGATTCAACAGCAGAAATCATTAAAGCACTCCAAATGATTAAGAATAGTCTTACAATATTAAAGTAAATCACTTCTTACGCTTTGCGTCAAGTTCAGCAAAATCCTTTTTCTTTGTTCCTCCTGAGTATTCCCAAGCATATCCTTCAGAGATCATACGATCATTAAGACATACATCATCAACATATAACCTTCCAAGAATTCTTCCATACTTTTCAGTTGAGTCTGGAAGTTCCGTTTTAATGAGAATATTTTTTTTACCATCAAGATTTTTTTTCAACCATTCTTTGACTTCTAATCCAAGTGCTTTTTCTTTGAGATCGGTTGTACGACTTTCCGGAGTATCAACACCACTAAGGCGTACTCGCTTAGTAAGAGAAATATCGAAGCCAAGATCAATATCCGCATCGATTGTGTCACCATCAACTACTCTCAATACTTGTTTTACTCTGTAGATATATGGGTCTTTATCCATTAGAATGGTAATTTAAACTTCTCAGTATTTAGTTTAGGAATAGGTAATTTTTCAAATGCTTTTGATACCTGTTTCTCTACAACAGCACCAACAAATGCTTCCGGATTATCTAGAATCTTCTGTGCTTTTTGATAAGTAATGTATGCTCCTACGCAAAGAGCACCACTAATGCTTAGACTTGTGATTGATAGAATTAGACTCAGATGTTTCATCTTTCATCTCCTCGGATGCTAACTTTAATATGTAGTAAATTACATAAGCAGTAAATACCAAACCAGAACAAAGAATTATAACTACACCCCAAGGAAATTCATTCATCCCAAACACCTTCTTGCTTATGAATCCATATCTTTAAATCTTTTACATATTTTCTTAATATTTGTGCTTGTTCTTCATGCCAAAAATCACCCGTCTCCATATGAAGGCGGGTGTGATTATCTATTGCTTTAAGAATTTGGTGAATTGGGGCGTTCCAACATTGACGCTTGGGAGTATTCCACTCTCTTGGCATAAAACCTCATTATTTTTTCTTACCACCGTTCTTTGCTTTCTTTGCAGTAGCATTACCTTGATTCTGCTTAGAATTTTTACCTCCAGCAGAACCCTTCTTACCTTTGTTTGCTGATTTTGCCATTATGCTCCTGTGCGTGGTTGAACGAATCCTTCACCATCTTCTACTTTAGTTTCCAGTGCTTCAACTCTTGCTTCAAGAGTTTCTGGTGGTGCTTCAGGGGCAGGTGGTTCTGGTGGAGTTTCTACAAACTCTTCTCTTTTAGGTTCTTGCTTTTTTTCATCTTCATCATCTCCACCTTTCTTCATCGTATTAATACCAAAAGTAGCAGCAGATGCTGTGAAGACTGTAGCGATAAAAGTTGGGTCCATCTTAGATAGAGTGCCCGCATAACTTGCAGTAAGAAGAGCAGCAGACCAACCCAAGATACATATACGAATTAATTGTCCCATAGCATTTTCGTTTTTCTTAGTAGTCATTTTCCTTTGTGAATAGGGTTAACCTTTTTTCCAAGATTCACCTTCTGCTTTTCTTCTACGAGCAAGACCTGCTTCTACATTTGAACCAGGATTTCTGTAGAGATATAAAGCATCTGGAACTAAGTCCCATTCTTTATTCTTCAGTCTCTTAGTGATAGTATTAAAATCACCAGAACCATAAAAACCAGCACCGAGATTATAAGCAAAAGAAAGTAGGGCACCTCTTTTGCCGTCAGACATTTCATTCCAGTGTGGAATTTTACGAAGTGAAGGAAGAAACTCTCTCTTACATTGTTCAATCAAAAGTTCATCTGCTTCTGTTTGTGTGAGAGTATCACCCATATGGAATGCAGATCCATCTTTCTTACGAGTTGAACCCCAACCAATTGTGATTGGAAGTCCACCAGATAGAGGATCGGGATATGCCTTTAGATGACATCCTTCAAACTCTTTGATTAATTTAAGGCCTATCATAGGCATATCGTCACCACCAACTACAGGAGCGGCAGCAGTTGGTGCTGATGCTGGTGCCGCATTACCCTTTTTTCCTCTGTAGATCTCCGCCCAATCTACGTTATCTTCCAGATACTTGACTGGTAGGTTATCTTCTAACCATTGAACTGCTTTCACATGATTAGGGTTCTTCTCGTCATAGAACTTGAAGAAGTTATGTAAATCGATTCTTGCCATTGTCGTCTCCAAAGTATTTGTTGAAAAGTTTGGAAGCTTCTAAGTGCTTTCCGTGATTTGTAAGATCTTTAATTCTTTGTAAGATCTTTCTCTTGAAATTAATCGAGGAGTTTTCATTCTCCATAAGTATTTAACCAATAATACTCTCTCTCCAATCTTCACTCATATTCACCATAATTGCTTCTGCTGCTTCTGGAGTTTCAGCATATCCTTCATCAAGTAAGTGTGAGAGGATGATGTCGTAATAGTCATAACTATCAGATACAGCAATACGACTATCCTTTACTTCTTTACCTGCTCTTCTTCTTGCTTTATTACCAGAACCAACATCTTCTGGTTTTTGTCTTTTACGAGCACTAAGTTTTCTAAGAGTTTCAACATCTCTTAGTTTTCTATTAAGTAAATCAGATGCTTTTTGTTTGCGAGCACCAGTAAGTTCTTCATCAACCTGATAAACTTGATTATAAGCTTCTTGAAGGGCACGAAGTTCTTGTGCGTCCATTTTACAAATACTTTTTAGTTATTTATATTTTAAAAGCAGTCCAACCTTTCTCTTGTTTCCTTTTACCAGAAACCACATCATAAAGATGTTTTAAATTATTTTGTCTTTGGAATTCTTTTAAATTATTGGTATTATATTTAACCCCATCTGGTGATATTATGACATAAGTATTTTTACAGACAGATTGAGTTCTTTTATCTACCAACTCTTTTGATAATTTTCTTCCTTTTAGAGTATTACTTATTTTTCTTTTTGTTTCCTCACTTTTTGGGGAATATATCCTACTCAAAGAACTTTGTCTTATTTTTTCTATTGCTTCTGGTGTGTGTTTCCACCCACTACATTTCTCTTTAAGAATTACTCTGGTGGAATCTTTGACTACTCTACCAGAAGCACCTTCACCACCAAAAGTTTTATTCAAAAGAATTCCACCATCAATCTTTCTGCCGAACACACTTATCATATAAGTTTCGTGTTTAAATGCTTCCTCTTCTATAAGATTTTGTTTGAGAAAGATTATTCTATTTTTATCTTTTGGAACAGGACAAGGTTTTCCACTACCTTCAAATAATCTATATCTTACTCCCTTACCTATGTAATAAGGAGTTCTATCCTCACGTAAATAGGCATAGGTATAAAACCTGTTAGGATTTACCATTTCTACTCTTAAATTGGTTCGCAATAGTATTTATACAAGAAAAGGAGCATTTCTGCTCCCCCCTCTACCTTAAAGATGCGAACCAATTAAGGCATTATTATTTATCAATCAAAGATACGACCCCATCCGTCCCCTCCGGTAGGTGCCCAACGGTGCTTAAGAACTGCTTTGGTATAAATGGTCTTCTTACCATTTGTAACTGGACCAGTATAGTTATCGTTTAGAGAACCATAAGGATCATTTACATAGTATCCTTTACCATCAGGTGTCTTACCGATGACTACGCACATGTGTCCACCAGTAGGGGAAGTTAGAGAACCACGATGAAGAATTCCAATGACAACTGGTTTTCCCCTATCAAGGCTCTTATCAATGTCAGCAAAAGAAAGATTATAACTAAAGTGAGACTTAATACCATAACCTGCGAGAACCTTTGTCTGAACCGCATGGTCTGTCGTGTCACCAATCGCAAATACTTTCTTAACATATTCATCATCACCTTTAATGCTTCCTGGTTTGAGGAAAGCAAGACACATAGCACATGATGAACTGTTACAAGTTCTATGTGCATCTCTATAATTATCTACTTGATTAAAATATGGAACATCAAGAACTGCTGGTGTAGGTGGTTTAGTTCTAAAGATTCCAATCCATTCTGTTTCTGAGTCATCCATGAATTCAGCAGGAAGGTTATCCTCTAACCATTGCACTGCTGCCACATGATTCGAATTTCCATCATCATAATACTTAAAAAAGTTATGAAGATCTAATGTCATTTTTTTATATTTACAGACACTGAAGGTATTTATTTATTTTAATACCTATACTCTTCTATTTTATCAAGAACTTTATTTAGGTATTGATGTGCTAACCATTTTGGGTCATATCCAGATTTATCCATCCACTCTTTATCCAGGTTTGATTTTATTTTAAGAACTTCACACTTGATAATATCTTTAGTCAGTTGTCCTCGTGGCATAATACAAAAAAACTCTGCTGCTTATTTAGCAACAGAGTAAAAAAATATTAAGTATTATCAAAAAATTCCAGGAATAATTTGTCCGGTAGTGAGATAAGTGCCTACAGCAACAACAAATCCTAGCATTGCCAATCTTCCATTTAGCAATTCTGCTTGTTCAGTCCATCCGAATTTCATTTTGTTTCTCCTCTTTTAGTAGTGTTTTGAATTACAATAAATTTGTCTTTTGGTAGAGTACCTGCGATACAGACTTTAAGTTTGTCATTATTATTCCAGGCACCAGATTCAACCAGTTCTTGAAGAGCAACAGAAAGTTGCCCAAGCATATTAGCACTCATCAATAAGTTTCGGCAAGTTTCTCTACAGCATAACCCAAAGTCACAAAAAATGCAACTGAGGTAATGGTGAAAATTAATTCAGTCATCAGAAGATACCGAAGAAGAGTTTACCAGTGCCAACATAAGAAATGATAGCAGCAATAAAACCGACCATTGCCCAGCGTCCATTCATTTTCTCCGCCTTTTCGGCATAAGGTTCAATACCATAACGCTCAAGATCTTCCTTAGTCATATACATAGAAGGTTCTTTTGCCCACATATTCATTTGCCCAAATTCATTTTTGGTTACAGTCATATAAGTTTTGTTAAGAAACATTACAGAATTATATAGCAAAAATAAAGAGGGGTCAAGCCCCTCTAGTAGTAATTTATACCTAATTGTGTTAGGATTTGCTAAATTATATTCACCAATCAATATTTTTTCTAATCTTAATGTTATAATTCCAAATCTCAGAAAATATAGAACTATTCAAATCGTTATCATTAAAAGTTTCATTAAGAGCATTTAAATCTTTCGGAAAACAAGTTCCACCAAATCCCCTGTCTCCATCAATGCCTGGAACCAAACTATGAGATTCACCAATCCTTTTATCCAAACAAACACCACTTCTAACTTTCTCAAAATCAATTCCAAGTTTGTCACATAAATCAAACATTAAATTAAAATAAGTGACTTTCATTGAAAGATATGTGTTAGAAAAGTATTTTATTGATTCAGATTCTTCAAAAGAAACTAAAATATTTTTGATATGAGGAAAATAGTTTAAATAAAAATTTTCTAATTTTTGAGATGATTCTTTTTCTCCACCAATAATATTTCTATCAGCATTATTAAAATCTTCTACAGAATTTCTGGCAGTTAAGAATTCTGGATTATGAATTATTTTTAAATCTAATCTTTTTTCACTTAATGCTTTGGTAGTTCCAATAGGAACAGTAGATTTTATAACAAAAATCCCAGATAGATTTTTAGGAAGATCTTCAAAAAATGATTCAATATAAGATAAATTGCATCCTCCACCCATTTTATTTTTCATTGGTGTTGGAAGACAAACAAAAACAATATCTGAATTTATAGTTTCATCATAAGAATTTAAAGATCTTTTTTCATCAACATCAAAAACAAATAAATTTTGAATCTTATTTTTTAGATTTTGGTATATAGCATTACCAACAAATCCATTTCCAATTATTCCAATTTTCATTATAAATTTTCCTTCTGTATAATATATGCTCTTCCTTGTTCATCAAAACCATCAATTTCAATAAGTTGTGTCTCTGTATTAATATCATTATTTGGCACTAAGCAAGTATATGGACCAGGAATTCTATCATCATTATTATAATTTCTATGTCCAGAAATATGATAGTGAGCACATACTATTTGTTTTCCTGGATTTTTTAATGTATATCCTTGTTCTGCCATCAATTTAGCAATTTTATTATCACATCCAGGTTTTCCTAATGTAAAATTCATTTCTTCAGTTGTTTTAATTGGTGTAGTAAACACCCAAACATCTTGGGAAGAAGAATTATCAAATGGAGCAATACACCACTCACCATTTTGGCAAAATACTTCCCATCGTGTTAAAGCAACAAAAATATTATCTAAATTAGTTTCTTTAACTGCAGATAAAGTTTCATCAAGAATAATATCAGCATTTGCAATAATACAAATTTGATCTTTTAGATTTTCATTACAAAATTCAAAAAGGTCCTTATATGTTGGCCTTTCTTCTCTTTGAACAATTTCTATTTTATCAGATTGAAAATTTAACTTTGCATCATCTGATATAAAAATATAAACTTTATCAATGTACTCATTTTCCAAATTCTCGTGAATACAAGTAAGATATTCACTATGCCTCTGATAATCAGGGGATCTAAAATATTCTATTAATAAATTCATTGAGTTTTAATCCAATCCATTAAATTTACTTGAGGTCTCCATCCAAAAATGGTTCTCAATTTTCCATTATTTGCAAGAGTAATTCGTGATTCTCCAATTCTTGCTGGAATATTTATTTGATTATCAGATATAACATTTGCAATTTCATTAATTGAGTAATTCACACCATTACCTACATTATAAAGTTCACCATAATATTCATCATCAATATCTTTTGTTGCTGCAAGAATATTTGCTTGAACTACATCAGATACGTGTGTAAAGTCTCTACGTTGTTCCCCATCCCCAACAATAGTAAGAGGTTCACCATCCTTTCGTTGACGTAAGAAAATACCAATAACTGGAGCATATTGTCCTTTTAAAGGTTGCCTTTCACCATAAACATTAAAATACCTAAAGGAAATTGTTTTAAGACCGAATAAGTCATTATACATTTTGCAGAGTTTTTCTCCAGCAACTTTAGATACCGAATATGGATTTAAACAATCATCTCGTTGATTTTCGTGATTTGGTTTTTCATTAAATCCATAACCAGAAGATGTAGAAGAATAAATCACTTTCTTTACTCCTGCTTCTCTGGCACACTGAAGGACTGTAACAGTACCTACACAATTAATACTAACTGCTTCAATAGGACTTAAAATTGCTGGTTGAATCCTTGCCTCAGCAGCAAGATGAAATACATAATCAATCCCATCATAAAGAGACCTGGTTTTTTCGTAATCACAAATATCATACTTATAATTTTGTGCTTCATCATTCCAATAAAATTCTTCATTGGATTCTGCACTCTCATTATCAATTGCAATAACTTCGTGTCCCTGTTTGATTAATTCATCAACAAGAGTTGAACCAATAAATCCTGCTGCACCTGTAACTAAACTTTTCATTTTACCTCTAAAAATAATTCCATTCAGGATAAACAAACATATCACCATGATAAGTCAAAGTAGTTGGACAAAAAACTTTGTCATTATTTCCAAGATATCCAATCATCCAACTAAAAGATCCATTACTCAAAACCCTATATTCATACTCAGATCCAACAATTATAGTATCTATCGGAGAAGAATTAAAAATTTTAAGATTATATTTTTCCGATAAATTTGTTATCATTGGATTTTCTAAACTATCACTAGAAATCATTCCACCACTAAACGAAATGGAATCTAATATTTTTTCGTAATATAAAATACCGGGATTTGTATGTGTCTGATCACCAAGTCTAACATGAACAAAAACTTTGTTATATTTTTTTATTTCTTTTTTTTTAATTACATCATCTAAATATTTTTTACAATTTAATAAAAAATACCTTTGTTGAAAGTACCCATGATAAATGATACCATGATCTATATCTACTCCATCTAAAAGTTTTTTTAAACTTTCATGCTCATCATACCAAACAAAGTTTGATTTTTTTTCTTTACCATAAAATAAATTAAGTCCAATTAATTTATTTTCCTCAATATCATGATATTCAGGAAAATAATTATACTTCTTTGCAAGAACACTTATTCCAATATTCTGGAGTAATTTATTTGCAAGTCTTCCATTTTTTACACTATCACACAATTTTATCATAATATTTCATTTACCATCAATCCACAAACAATCGTTTTGTGTAAAATATTCGACCATTTTATAATTTTTACTCATCATATATTCTGTAATTGCTTTTTTTCTTTCATCATAAGTCATTTCAATCAAAAAATACTTTGGTCTATTTATCAAAAAGTCAAGTCCATTCAATGCTGAAATTTCATATCCTTCAACATCCAAAGAAAAAAGGTCTATTTTTTCTATTTTGTGTTTTTTTAGCAATTCTCCAATAGTAATCGCAGGCACTTCAACAATTGGATGGTATCCATTATCCTTTGCCCATTGATTATTCTCAATTAAATTTTGTTTAAGTTCCACCAACCTATCATCATTATAATCTCCATCATCACAAACACATGCGGTTAAACTTTCAGCATATCCAGTTTCATCAAAATTTCCTCTTATAGTTTTTTTATTATAATTTTTACCGACAAGATCGCAATGTTCAACTATAGAATTTTTTCTATTTTTTTTACAATCAAGATATTTGTTATAAATTGGTTCTACCAATAACCCTTTCCAACCATAATGAAACTCATACAAAGCGGTATTTGATTGTGAAATCCCATCATTAGCACCAGCTTCTATAAAAAATCCATTTTTATAATCAATATACTTTAATAATTTTAAATCTAATTCATTTAAACCATAAGATTGCATAAAATAACTCCTTTTATTTTTAATTTTTTAATTTTTTAAAAACAACATCTAATTGAAAAATTTGACCACATTCAAATTCATCTTCATTTGGATCTTTCCAAATATGTTCTTCAATAATTTCATGATCAGAAAATCCAATACTATTCATATATTCAACTATTTCATCAAACAAAGGACTTCCTTCATTATATTGAAGAATAGGAACTTCCATTATCAAATAAGAACAATTCTGAACTGTTTTCAATCCACCTTTTATGATATCCAATTCAGATCCTTGAGTATCAATCTTAATTACATCATATTTTTTATTAATATCTTCTATAACTTCATCTAGAGTATATGTATTTTTCTTAACTTCTATACTATTTTTATAATGTCTTGTTCTTTCTTTATAATAAGAAGTTCCAGTACAACTTAAGTTATTTGGATTCAAATATAAAGTAACTTCTTTATTAGTATCGCTCAAAAGAACAATACAATGATCAAATGGCAATTGATCTAAAACGAATTCGCATTCATCATTACCTTCCAACATCAATAAGTCCACATCTTCCCAAAGTGACTTGCAAAATTTAGAAAATTCTCCGTGATGTGCTCCAATATCCAATATTGAAGTAGGTTTATAATTTTTACTCAATTCTCTTAAATAATCTTGTATATTCATAAGTAAATTTCTTTAAATTTTTGTACCAAATTTTCAGGAGAATGGTCCTTATAGCAATTCCATTCCAATCGATTTATTTCATTTTTATCTATATTCAATAAAATGTGATCTATATCTTTTTTATTTTCATAATAGATTCCTTTTTCTCCTAATGTATCTATATGATTTCTTTCAAGAGAATTATAATATGTTATTACAGGTTTATTTCTAATTGAGAATTCTGCACAAGATAATCCAAAAGATTCTCCAATATTTCTTGCGTGTATCATTACATCTGAAGTATTAATGAATCTTACCTTTTCATTCAAATCGGCAGTTGGATTGAGGTATATTATTCGTTCATGTTTATAAAAAGGTTCTGTATATTGAAAAACAAACCAAATATCATTCCTTTTTTCTAAAGTTTCTACAATTGATTGCTTTACAAATGGAAGATCAAAGGTATCCCATCCACCATTTCTTCCAAAAACCAATGCATCTTTAGGAATTCCCAATTCATCTCTCATATCAAAACTATGGTCTGGAAGATGAACTATATGAGGAACATAAGGTATTTTATAATCAGTTATTTTTGATAACCATTTGGATCCCATAGCATAAACATCACCATGAATCCATTCTGGTTTCCACCATCCAGATACTGAATTTATTAAATTTTTAGCACTTGAGGAAATAACACCATCAGGTTCACCTCCTTTTATCATAAAAAAAGAATCACATTTATTTTTATCTAAGATTTTGTCAATTTCACTTTTATCTTCATATCCAAAAACAGGAAATTCTTTTTCAAATTTTTTAATGACACGTTTATCATTAACACTATTTTTTATATTGAACATAATAACTGGTTCAACATTAAGATAATGCCTAGTCCAATATGCCCAGTCGTAAATTACTACAGTTGTTCCTCTCAAACAAAGAGAATTATCATGAAATGCTATTTTCATTCTTTATCCAAAATAAGTTTATCTATCACATACTCATCAATAAATTTTTTTGGGATATTATTTTCATCCAAAATAAAAGATATTAAGTTTTCAGGAACAAATATACCACCCAGTTTATCTATATTCTTAAAACAATAATCAAAATTAGGAAAAATAGAAGAATAAACATCCATACATTTGGATGACCCAAAAGAAAAATCACTTTTTATTATTTTTTTTATATTAGGGTCTGGAGCAGCAGATCCAGAATAGACATAATTTGAATCAATTTCATTTAAACAAATATCAAATTTTTCTAAAATCACATCAAATCTACTTCGTATGACTAAATCATATTTAAAACTATTTTTTTCTTCATAAAATTTTTTTAATTGATTAGAGTAGTATAAAGAGTACATGAAACTATGTATATGATGTGAAGATCCCATTCCATAATTAACTTCAGAATAAGGTTCAAATATCAATTGAGGTTCATTTAAAAATATTTTAGGATTATATTTTTTTTGAATAAACTCTAAAGTATCAGGTTCCCAAATATACTTTCTTCCATATGATAAATTTGGAGCAAAATATGCCGTAGTATTTTCTTGTCCTGGATCCCACCAAGTATGCACAAAACAATCCACATTATATTTTGATAAAATTTTATCATATAAAGACTCATATCCTTTTTTTAAATACGAAGGACGGCCAGACAAACAAAGAGCAATTTTCATTTTATACTTTCCACATAATCACTACAAATACCAAAACAATTATACATCTTTAAAATATTAAAATCAATATTAGGATTAGACTCTGGCATTACAATAACAGATTTTGAAGTGTATGCTTCTCCAGGATAAGTCCAGATATATTTTTTACTCGTTAACGCAAAATCATCTTTTTGATGCCAAAAATAATTAAAACTTTTTCGACTATTAGAAAAAAATTCAAGAGTATTTAAATCTTTACAATGTATCCAAAGTAAATTAATTCTTTCATTTAACCAAGTAGTAGAAATATAATATTGAGATTCATCATGACCTAAGTAAAATTTATTATTAAGTAATCTAACATCAACTTCCACATCAAATCCAGATTGAATTGCTGCATCAATATATTCTGGTTTATTTTCTTTTAAAGGATTTGGTCCAGAGATATTTCCCCTATGTGCTATGAATTTCATACCAAATACTTATCCGAAGGAACAGAAGGCCAACGAACTACAATAAGACTGACATTAGTTAGATTCTCGACATCAGCAACTTCATTTTTATCATAGATCCACATATCACCACTCTCAAGATGTTGACCAGAAACTAACATTTCTCCTTCTATAATATAAGTCAATTCAGTGGTGACTTTATGGACATGAGGTTGACCCCTACCCTTCTTATGTTGATGGTGTGCGACCTCAAAAAAAGGATTCTTAAAAGTAGATGGTTCAAAATCACCAACAAACCATCCACCTTTCATGTCATCGATTTTGAAGATTTTCATATTCATTATCCAAAAAATATTTTCTTTCATCAGGAGTTCCCATGGACCACAATCGTTCAATAGGTTGAATGGAAATTTTCATACCTTCTTCGATAAAAAGATTATAGAGTGGTGCTACATAAAACTCATTTTTAACTCTAATATTTCTTTCGATCATTTCCTTTGCAAGTCTTACAAAAGTTGATCCTTTTGCAAAATGATAAAGACCAGCATGTGCATGATTGCTAATTACTTCTTTCTCCGCAGTTCTAATTACATACCCATCATCACCAACTTGCGAATAACTATATGCAGGATTTTCAGAATTAAACGTAAGAACTACACCATCAGAATTTGCAACCTGACTTGGATCAAAGTGAGGTTCAAAATACATATCAAGTGTCGTAATAGTTATTGGCAACTCATTATTGATATAGTTTTCTGCAAGCAAACAAGAAGAAACTGTTCCATTAGTTTCATTTTCGGCAATAACAATTTTTATATCATCACCAAACTTACTTTTCAAAACAGCATCCATCCCATTAACATCAACTGTGTCTCTACGAATTACAAAAATTTGATTACAATCTTCTCTTTTAATGCACGACATACTCCAGTCAATCATTTGTTGATGACCAACCTGAATCAATTGTTTAGGAATTGAAAATCCAGCATCACGAAATCTTTGACCTCTTCCAACCATAGGAATAAGTAAATTATATTTTTTCATAAAAGATTTTTTTTAATTAATTTACTTGCAACTTCATGTGCATTAACTATAGACTCTTTTATTTCACACCCATTAGTCATAGAATGAATAAATCCAGAAGCAAAATAATCTCCTGCACCAAGAACATTTACATCAGAAAGATATAGTTCTTCTGGTAAATCATATTTTTGTACAGTATTTCCATCAGAAAAAACACTACCTCTTGGGTGATGCATAATTGCATATTTCTTTACTAGAGACCCCAATTCTTTAATTTCCATAAATAAATCTTCTTTCGCAATAAAAAGATAATCAATATATTGAAGCACCGAGATACAATTTTCTGGTTGCTCTTTTGTTATATCCACAGAGACTACACCATTTAACTTAGATAAAAATAATGTATCTTTAAGTTGGTTGATGTATGAAATATGATGCCAATCAGAATCAACATTAGTTGTTTTGTTTTCTTTGATGTTTAAACAACCTCTACCAACTCTATAATTATTTTTTCTATCAACTAAGATAAGAGCATGACCAATTGATAAGGGTTCAATATTAACATTCAACCCATGACCAAGTGAAACAAGACCAGACCAAACATTAGCAATTCCACCAAGAGAAAAAGTTTCATTAAAATCAATCAATATTCGATCTACAGTCAGATGACCGTACAAAGTAATACTTTTACACATCACTTCATATCTGCACTGGACGATTCTTTCTTATCAAGTTCTACAACTTCTTCTTCTGTAGATTCAGAAACAATACCTTTCATCACAAGGAAATCATAGAGTTCTACAATAACTCCTTCACCACCTTTTGCATTGAGAACATAGTGTGAGTTATCCTTGATAATCTGTGGTGCATCTGAGGGACAGAAAGACCAGAACAGTTTTTTGAACATAGATAGATCAAAATAATCATCACCAACGAATGCCATGTTTTCAGATTTCACATCGTAATTACTCTCAAGGTAAGGAATATATCTGGACTTATCAAGGCTCAAATCACTACCACGAGTGCAGTAGAAAGGAATATTTCGTTTTTGTGCCATATCACGATTCCAAGCATCTCCTGAAAGCATAATAATTTTAACTCCAGCAGCAATAAATCTTTTGATTGCTGTAAAATCTTTACATCGAAATTTTTTGTGGATGGGATTGTGATCCCTATCATAAACTTTTGTCCCATCAGTCAATACACCATCAACATCAAGTATAATAAGTTTAATTTTTGCTTTATTGCCAAGATAATCATCAAGAAAATGATTGTGTTTAAAATTAGGATATTCGGACATAAATTTTAATAGATACAAAGAAATAATACTATGGGTTTAACTAATAGTCAAGCAGCAAAAAATTTTTATTTTTTGCAATATATTTCATCACAACAACATTTAGTTAAAAATTGATATCCATTATTTTCCAAATATTCCCTGACAAAATTATTATATCCATTATTTTCCACACTAATAATACTAATGTCAGTTTTACTAAAATCAATAGACTTAATAATGTTAAATTCAGATCCTTCTGTATCTACACTCAAGTAATCAACTTTTTTAATATTATTTTCATTTAAAATATTATTTAAATTTCTAGATTTTATTTTTACATTTTTTTTAGATCCACCATACAAATTAATTTCTTTTTCTATCCTGTCTATATGTTTTTGATCATATTCAGAATAAATACCACTCAACATTTCAGAATATCCACTTATAACAAGAAAATCACATTCTCCTTCTTTATCGGAAATACAACAATTATATTTTATGCATTTTCTATTTTCTTCTAGTTTCAAATACACATCTGGATGAGGTTCAATACAAATACCATTCCACCCCAAATTCATTTCAAAAAAAGCAGTGTTAGAACAATCTATTCCATCATGAGCACCAATATCGACAAAAAATAAATCATCACCATAAAAATCAATATTATCTTTTACCCATTCCCAAGGTTGTGGATATGGCAATTCCGATTGTCTTTTATAATTCACAAAAAACTCCTTATATTTTTAATTAATTTATCCATTTAACCAAGTTAAATATTTTTAAACCCAATAATTACTTTCATAATCAACCTGCTGGATACCATCATGATTAAATGAATCTTTTTTTAAAACCGTTCTCACCCAAAGATAAGAAGGACCTTCTATGTTTATTTCAATCCTACCATTTGCATTATGTGGTTCTACCTTCAATATATCATCATGCCTATGAACACTAGCAATGTAAACTTCGGTATCAGAATAACCATTTTTTTCTGAGTACAATGATAAAAATAATTCGGGAGAAAATTGCCAAAATCCATGCCCACATTGATTATTTGCTGGCAACGAATGGATGATTTGCCCTCCAGGTTTACACATTAAGGATACATTTTTTAATGCTTGATTTATATTAAATATATGTTCTAAACTTCCACCATCAAAAATTGTGTCATATTTTTGCATACTATTTTGAATTGGAATGTTCATGTCATGAACTATTGTACACCCTTCATAATCACAATAATCAATAGAATCTACTTTAGTAGAACCATAATTACTAATGAATACATTCTCACAATAACTTTCACCACATTTAATCCCACTTAAAGAGTCATCTTCTAAAAGATATTTTAATTGTTCCTCATGTACAAAAATTGTTTGCCTGCCAATCGTTAATGTATCTTTAAAATCACCATATTGATGGCAATGATTTAATAATCTAATATTTTGAATATCAAGTCCCATTTTAATCTCCAGATTTTTTTTTAATTATCAAAATTTTATATTAATTTATTTTTAGGTTTCCAATCAAATACATTTAATGCTCTACGAGGTTCTACATGAAGATAAGATTTAACCTGTTTTTTGGAAAGTTTAAGATTTAAATATCCCGATGAAGTAACTATATCCAAAAGTTGTTTAATGGTCAAGCTTTGAGATCCAATTACAAACATATCATGTTTGATATGAAAATTTTTTTCTATACACTTTTCAATTAAATCCACTAAATCATCAACATGTATTATATCTATTCTAGTATCAAAATTTGTATATAAATCTATGACATTATCTGTATTTACACTACTAAGAAGTTTATCAACTAAACCATTAATTCTATTTGATGGTAGTGATTTTCCTCCCCACACATTAGATACTCTTAATGAAAGTGTATTACACTCAACTGTTTTTAAAATATTTTCAACTTGTAATTTAAGATCACCATAAAGGGTATTTGGATTTACCAATGAATTTTCATCAACTGTTCTTTCATGATTTACATATAACCCACCAGCAGTAGAAATAAAAATAATTTTTCCATTTGGATTTTTCTTTGAATAAAAATCAAATATTTTTTTACTATTAATTACATCATTTTTTATAAATTTCTCAAATTCATCGTAAGTATTTCTTGCAAGTGAAGACCATGCCAAATGAAGGAGACATGAATTTTCATGGGAATCAAATACATCTTGAGGTTCATCTCGATATGAAACTTTGGTAATTGGATATTTAGACAATTCTAAAAATCTTTTTCCAATTAATCCACTAGACCCAGTAATATAAATCATAAAATTCCTTTATCGTATTCTTGTTGCCCATATTGGATATTGTTTTCCATCTACATTCCAGTTTGGGTGCCAATATGTTTCATCTGGAATGCAATGAAAATTATATTTCTTGCTTAAAAGTGAAAAAATAGATTGATCGTATCTATGATCTTTGAATAAAATATTATTTTTTAAGGTAGATGCCGAATCATCAATATAATGATAATTATTTTCTGTGCTCATTGATTTAAATTCATCAATAAATAATCTATTTTTTTTATTATTTTTCAAAAAGTAGGCAGTTGCACATTTATGATTTGTATACAAATATTTTTGATCATTTGGAAATATTTTAAAGTATGTATCTGATTTTGTATATTCTATTTCTAGATATAAAGTATCAAAGCACAAAGAACCATTTTCCATTACAATGTCATAATACTCATACATTCTTTTTTTTCCATTAATATTAAAAGTACATCCAATATCAGCATAACAAATAACATCATCTTCTGGAATTGATTTCATTAATTCAGATATTAAAAAAATTTTCCAAATCCAAAATCCATATGCTCTTGTGGATTCCATAAAATTTTTATGTTCTAAAAGTTCACTACAATAATCAAAACAATTTTTTTCAGAGAACAAATTAATAGATTTAAAAACTCCCAAATTCAATGCTTCATTATAAAATCGATTCTTAGTAAAAGCATATTTTTTTTCTGGTGAACAGAACGAAATTAAATGTAAATTCATTTTAAAATTTTATAAAGATTTTTAATTAATGGTTCAAGAGAAATTTTATTTTCAAATAAAGGTTCAGAATTCATTCTATCATACAATTCTTTATTTGTATCAATTTGTTTAATTGTTTCAATCAATTCTTCATCAGACATATTTACTGTATTAACAAAACACTTTGAATTAAAATCTTTACAAACAGTTTTGTCACCATAATAAATTGGAATATTTCCTGCTACTTTTCCGTGCAAAAGTTTTTCAGTATGATAACCAGGAGTTACGGAATTTTCATAACAAAGAGAAAATTTATAATTAGAAATTAAATCCAATTTATATTTTTCTCCATCAGGTAAATGATAATTTGGATTTGCTTTTCCAAAAATATCTACTTTTTTATATCTGGAAATATTTTGAATTGCATTGATTCTAGAATCAACTTGTTTCCCATAAACAATAGAACAAAACTTATTTTTTTCTTTTAGTGAATATTCATTTTTACCGTAAAGATAATCCTCAGGAATTAACCATTGAGGATTATCATAGGTTTTTACTTTAAACCAGTCAATATAAAGATACCAAAGAGGCAGTCTAAAATTTTTACCATCATAACTTTCAAAATCAAAAGTTAAGGAATAATCACACGTTTTAAAATTTGGTCTTATATTTTCTCCAGTAAAAAATATTTTTTTACAATTCTTATACAATTTATTTTCATTCCCAAAGACACTGAAAAACATTACATCAGCATCTTCTGGATTTACTATTTGAATATCTTCAAATAATTCTCTTAGAGTGTGAATGAAAAAATTATTATTTGGATCAAAAGGAGACCAAAAATCAGAGAAGCATATTTTCATTATAAGGTAAAATCAGATAAATTTATAGTAATTTGAGATTCATTATGAGTAGCAAGAGCATTGTTTCCTTCATACTGAATATCATATCCCCGACTTTTTAAAATTAATTCTAAACAATTTTTATTAGATTTAGAATGTTCAAAAAATATTGTTGGTTTTAATTTTTCAATAGTAGTTAAAAAACCACCAAAAACATCCTCTTCCATTCCTTCAACATCAACTTTTATTAAATCAATTCTTTCAAAATTAAAAGAATCAATTGTAGATAAAGGAATCTCATAAGTATTATTGTAATTTATTTCTTGCCCAATCCATTCCGTATTTTCTCTTTTTTTGATTTCAACACTACCAAAAGAACTATTTTTGAAATAATTAATATTTGGAACTCCTATATGTCCATTTGTTTTACCAAGAGCAATATTTTTTGCTGTAACATTAAAGCAACTGTTCAAAACTAAAGAACCACATAAAGCATAATATATTGGTGTTTGAGCTTCAAAAGAATATACCGATCCCCACCCATTCATTAATTTTCCCCATTCAACAGAATGGACTCCAATATTTGCCCCACAATCTAAAGCAATTACACCATCACCATATTTTTTTCTTGATTGTATCAATATTTCTTTTGTAAGGTTGATTTCTGGCATATCATAATATCCCCTTCTCATAATTTGACTACCAACTCCCCAAAAAGGAGATAATTCATCAAATTTGTTTATAATGAGGTTTCCGTGTTTTGTTTCCATCAATTCAAATGGATGATTTTGCATTTCGGTTTTTTCTCGTATCTCTATATTTTCTTTATTTTTTTTATCAAAATTTGCTATTAAAGTTTTTGTCACCACCATAATTACCCCACAATAGATTCGTTCCAATAATTTCCAGATATTTCCGATTTGTATCCTAAACTCTGGTTAGCCAAAGAAGGTTCAAACCAATAATTATTTAAGTTGAATTTTTTAATCAAATAATTATAAAAATGATCCGAAGGTAGATTAATATCAGATATACAATCTATTACCTTATTTACCATAGATGCACTGACTAAAAATGCGTGAGTGCATCTAGATCCTCTATTTGTTTTATAAACATATTTACCATCAACACTCGGTTCATGCAAATTTAAACAAGATCCAACCCAAGCAATATCCCAATCATCTGGAAGTTGAGATATAAAATGATTGCAATAATTTACAAAATTATCACACAAAATAATATCATCTTCCAAAATTAAAGTTGTTTGATGCTGTTTTTTAAATATATCTTTTAGAATAAATGCATGTTTTAATGCTAATGATCTTTCAGAATTTTGAGCATCATCATCATAAGAATCTAATCCTTTTTTCCAATCTTTGAACACTTTGGGATATTCCCTTTCTATTTCTCTAACATCCCATTTAGTTTTATCAAAATTTTCTACGAATTCATATCTATAAATTTTTTCTTCTTTAAATTGTTCTAGAATAGATTTTTTTCTTTCCTCTAATTTTTTATAATGACAAACATAAACATTATCAACATTTAACTTTGGATGTAAAAGTTCTTTTTTTGCTATTTCATTTCTCCAAGGTTCTTTTTCAAAATAAAGATACTCACTTTCTGGAAACTTAAAAGTAAATTTATTATTATAATCAACTCCATAAATCCTATAAGAACAAGAATTTTTAGCTAATGTAATATCGGTGGTTTGGTTTATATCTTTAAAATTTAATTCTTTTCCAAATACTTCATAATGAACTTCAAATATTGCTTTAGAATAAACTTGAGGTCCTGTCATTTGCAATATGTCATTTGGATATGAATTATTTTGAATATTATCAAGAATTAATTCAATAACTTTATTTAAAATTGGATGCTCTCTATCAAAAATCAAAGCCCACTGAACGAAAGTATTTGGATTAGTTTCTGCTGTGATAATCGCACTATCATTTTCATTTATAAGTTCATTCAAAGAAACATTAATAGATGAATCCAAGTCAAGATATATCCCACCATATTTGTAAAGAACCAAATATCTCCAAAAATCAACTTTTGCTACGGAAATATTCAATCTATTAAAACATTCTGATACTTCTCCTGGATAAAAAGTATTTACAAATTCATCAATTTCCGAATCAGTATAGAGTTGATAATTATATTCAGGATTCAACTCTTTTATTAAATTAACTTTTTTTTGTATTTCTGGATGAAGATCTTTAGTTATCCATGATTGAAATATATTTTTAGGTATCATAATCTTTTTATAATATTTTGAAACATTCCCTCTAAAGAAAAATACTCCTCATAAACTTTTTTACCATTCTCAAGAAGTTTTTTATATTCTACATCATCTATTGATTTTAGTATAGTATCAATATCTTCAATCTCATCTTCATTTATAGGAATACAAAAATCATTCCAATCCAATTCATCCAACCAAGGAATATAATGTTCATTAGAAACATAAACAGGAACAGTTCCCAGTTGAAGAATTTCATAAAGTCTAAAACTACTTTTCCCATACCCTCTTGGAGCAAGTCCAAATTTACTTGAACAAGTGATGTCAATAAACTTTTTGAAATTATCCATAGGGACTGTTGTAGACCAGTTTCCTGCAGTAATTTCATATCCATTTTTGCCACTTAGATGCTTACACATATCCATACGAATCGGATGAGTATCTCGTGACCCAACAAAAGAAGCAAAGATGGTTTTTTCTTTATTTGGAATCCATTCTTTTGGGATTGAACTACAAATCAAAGGAATTGGGATAATATTATCACCTTCACGATTCCCACCAGCAGAGAAAATTAAAGTATCTTTTGGAAATTTTTCAAAAGGTCCATCATCAAATTGCGATACCGTGAAATATTTTCCATCCGAATCTAACACATTATCCAACTCTTCTTGAATATTTCTATACTGTTGTCCTGCAAACATTGAATTGCAGAAATTATTAGTCCAGAAGACATCAATATATTCTCTATCCGATTGAATATTTTCCTCATTCCATCTTTTAAAGAAATATTCCTCAAGATATTCTCCAGTATGATAAGGGGGATATGTGGGTGATATTGATGCAGGTCTTAATGCATCATTTTTCATAAGTACCATAATTTTTCCTCCTTAAACTTTTCAATTTTAGTGCCTACACCAACCATCCAATTATTATGAACAATAAAAGCATTTTTCTTTTTTCCTTCAGTATAATATGCATATCCATTTGGAAACAAGTCACGATTTAGGATAGCAATATTTTCTGGATATTTGTTAATTGCTACATCATTAATAATTAGTTGATCGTCCTGCCCCTCAGAAGAAGCACAATCGTTTATCATCTGTTCACATTCTTTACTTTCATTGAAAACCATAAATCCAGAACACAAAGTAGATCCAGGAGAATCTCCCTGAAAAAGAACTTCTTCGTGTCCTGAGATATATTCAGTCGGATTTTCAACAAATACAATATCAGTATCAACCCAACATAAGTTTTTGTGTTCTTGATAAATTTTTTGAATAATGCTCCATTTATTTTTTACAATATTTCTAAAACCACTATTTTCATCAAAAGTCCAATTTTGATATTCAACTACTGGTTGGTCAACATAAAGAAAAGCATTTTTATATTCATTTAGATTTTCATATGCATTATTGTCTAAGCAAGCAATATAAAAATCATTTACATCAATTCCTACTCTTTCTGCAGAAATTAACATATTTTTGCAAATGTCTATGCATCCACTATTCAAGAATGTTAAAAATTTCATTTATTTAATATTTCATTCAAAGATAAATTTTTTCCCACATTTTTCCACCAATTTAAAACTTTATGATAAGAATCAATATGATGACCTTTATGTGTTTCTTTATATAGTCCAGTATCTTCTCCCCAATATTTTGATTTTCTATAAAAAAACGTAGTAGTAAATTTTATTTCTTCTACGAATAAAGGAAGAACATAAACATTATATTCTAAATTTTGACTATCTACAACACTTTTTGGTGAATAATAAATCAAATGTTCTGCCAAAGGAACCCAATCATTATTATTCGGAAACTCCAAAAGAAATTTATCTTCTTTTATAAAAGTATCAATTAAAACTTTTGCAAACCTTCTTGTGACAATATAAGCACCAACAGAAAAATCATCCCAAGTTCTTCTTCTCAATCTAATATCATCAGAATTTTCACTTGCACACATTAATTGAATACAATCCCAATCTTTTGGTAGATTTTCAATAAATTCTTCCCAAGTAAAATTCCAATATTGAATAGTTTCTAAACTCAGATCATCTTCACAAAAGAAACCATAAGGTTCATTAGTATTATTATACCAATAATTTATCATTCTAAGATGTGAAGTTATTGCTCCCTTTGTTCCATCATCAAGATAAAATACTTTAGAACCTTCAATTATATCATTTGTATTTTCAAATCTATCTGATAAAAGAAATTGAAATGATTGAATATTATTTTCTAAAAATTGTCTTTTGATATTTTCTTGACGGTCTTTGCTTTCTTTTAAACTTGCACAATAAATGTTTGGAAAATTACTGTCCATGAATACACATATCCTCAACTAATTGCTCAAAAGAAATTTTAGGTTCCCAACCTAATTTTTCCTTTGCTTTTGTAGCATCACCCAATAAAGTCTCTACTTCAGTCGGTCTAAAATATTTAGAATCAACACGAATGATTGGTTTTCCACTAAACTTTTCAACTCCAACTTCATCCAATCCTTCACCTTTCCATTCAATATGAAGACCAAAATAAGGACCGGCAGCATTTACAAATTCTTTAACTGAATATTGTTTCCCTGTTGCAATTACATAATCATCAGGGTTATCTTGCTGAAGCATTAACCACATTGCTTCCACAAAATCTTTTGCATGTCCCCAATCTCTTTTAGCATTTAAATTACCAAGATATAAACAATCTTGAAGTCCGACAGAAATTTTAGATAATGCTTTTACAATTTTTCTTGTAACAAATGTCTCACCCCTGCGAGGAGATTCATGATTAAAAAGAATCCCCGTGCAAGCATACATTTCATATGCCTCACGATAATTTTTAGTAATCCAATACCCATAAACCTTAGCACACCCATAAGGAGAACGAGGATAGAATGGTGTGGTTTCTTTCTGTGGAATCTCTTGAACCATCCCAAACATCTCTGAGGTGGATGCTTGATAGATACGAACATTACCTTCCATTCCAAGCAAACGAACTGCTTCAAGAACACGGAGTGTTCCCAATGCATCTGTTTGTCCTGTATACTCAGGCATCTCAAAAGAAACCTTTACATGACTCTGAGCACCAAGATTGTAAATTTCATCAGGTTGAACCTGCTGAATAACTCTTACTAAGTTAGTAGAGTCGGTGAGGTCTCCGTAATGTAGTTTAATGCTGTTGTAAATATGATCAATTCTATGAGTATTAATAAGAGAAGACCTCCTAATAATGCCATGAACTTCATATCCTTTTCCTAAAAGTAATTCAGCAAGATAAGAACCATCCTGCCCAGTAATGCCAGTGATTAATGCTATTTTCATGAAAAAAATATTACTTTTTAGGTGATCTATGAATTATCATTATACCAATAATCGGAGCAATAGTCAAACCTGCTCCACAAAGTCCTAACCATATTGGACTTGCAGCAAGTGCTTCTATGATATGAAAAATCATTGTGGATATGCGTGATTGAGTGCCCAAACAATGAATAGTCCGATTATACCAAAAATAATCATTGCTGAAAATATTGTGCTACTCATATTTTCTTTTTCCATATAAAAAGATTAGTTTAGAGTAATTTTAAGAAATGGAAGTAAAGGTGGAATAACTTCAACCAACCTTAAAAGTCCCTCAGCAAATAGAGCAAGAACCACCCAACCGACGCACATACTAATGATAGAAGCATTACGGTTGTGTCTTCGTATAGAAGCATCGATCATCTCCTGAACTTCTGTGCGTGTAATAAACTCTTCTTGCTCATACATCATTTTTCATCACCAAGAAACTTTGCCAGAGGATCTCTTCTGGTCTTTATAATTTCAACTGCCCTCTTGTAGAACATATTGTCAGTATTGCCAGAAGATTCAAAAGTTGCCTTAATCTTCACCCAATTATCATAGGTGTGCTGATCCATAGGGTTTTAAGTTGAATATTATTAGTTATAATAAGCAGCACATTATGGTTGTCAAGTTTGTGTTGATTACCAAACAGACATTAAAAAAATGTAAAGTATTTTACAAAACTTATATCAACGAACTTCAAAATCCAATCGTCCTACTTTCCTTTGACGACGTGCTTCTTGCCAAGCAATGTCTTCATTTGTCAATACATTATTTTTTTCTTTGGTGTGAAAAAAATTCAGCATTACTATATTAGATAAATCTAATGCTGTAATGACTCCACCACGAATAGTTGCCATATTTGGACAACCACAAGTTATAGTTTTTATTGGATGCCCTTCCAATTCTTTTCCACAAGAACGACATCTAATTTTTATATTTTCCATATTCCAATCCTATAAATAAATTTCAAAATATTTTACTTATTTATACTAGTTAAAAAAAACCACCCCAGAAAGGGGTGGTTCCAATCATCTTATGAGTACTTATCAAAACCTAAAAGTCGTCTGAATCACACCACCATAGTTATCTGAAGCATTCTTGAGTCCTTGATTGTTGGAAACATAAAACACAGCAGGAGTGATGCTAATGTTATCGCTGACTTTGTAACGATAGAAAGCTTCCCACATCAGAGCCTTCTGACTATCAGTAAGTGAAGCAGCATTACCAGGAGCACCGATGGCAAAACCAGCAGCATTTCCCTTAGCAAACACATCACTCCACTGAAGACCAGCAAACCAGGTCTGGGAGTTGGTAGCACCAGTAGGAGTTGTCTTACCAAGAGAATTCAGGCTAACATCATTCCAACCATAAGCACCTGAGATTGAAGGTACAATACCAGACTTCTTAGGTTGCCAGTAAGCATTGATAGCATAGCTGTTGGAAGATTGACCAGAAGCAAGAGCACCAGAACCACCGTTAATAGCATTGAAGGTACGAACACGAGTGCCTTCGGTTCCATAACGATAACCAAATGCAATACCATACTGAGGAGCACGATAACCAATCTGAGCAAGAGTGTTCAGAGCACCAG